GCAAGAACTACAACTTCTGCTTCGCTTTCATGCAAACCTTCTAGGAGTTGAATGAACATGGTTTCTTTCTTCAGCATAGGTAATCTATCGTCACCACCCTTGAAGAAACGGTATAATTTCTTGTACTCTTTTGCGAGTCTTGTATGTTCTGTGCCTGCAGGTGCATCGTTCGGTGTGAAAGGAACATCACCCTCAGGCATGACCGTCACAATGCTCTCATCATAGTTCGCAATGAGAATTGCTCTGAGAGCATCTGTATTATAGGTTCGTAACAAATCAATTTTTTCTTTCTTTGTCTTAGCGTTAGATACTTTTTTAAGAACCTCGCTGATTAACAAAGAATTCACATCAGTTTTTCGTGCCATGGTTTTAATTAAGTTTCATCGTCATCTTCATCAGTTTGTTCCCACACGCTTTGTGGTCTGATGTAGATAAGTTCATCGTGTAAGATGTTGCCATCCTCATCCAACATTTCTGGATGGGTAACTGACTTTGCATACGCTGCGTTTTCAATAAAATCTTCAACGTATCCTTTTGCCAACCAAGAGACCGTAATCCCTAGGATAAACGCTCCGATAACAATCAGAGTGGTAAGTGCGATTAACATGGTTTCCCCCCTATGATTATATGTATGTTTGGAAAACCTACCTCCTTATATGTGAAACTCACAATTATTTAGTCAGATAATCTTGTTTTCAACGAGGTATTTGACAGACTCTTGGCAACCGCCGAGTCTCTGTCCATCCATAATAACCTGAGGGAAAGTTGTGCCTCTACCAAAGCGTTGGTAGTAACCTTCTCTGTCAAATGATACACCAAGTTTATGCTCAGTGTATTGGAGACCCTTGCCTGTCAGAACTTTTTTAATTCTGTCGCAAAATGGACAACCGTCTCGGGTATAAATTTCAAATTTTCTAGACATGATAGGGTGTTAGTTCCGTACTGTATATATTACCATTGTCAGGACGCTTTGTCAACTGTCCAATTGGCAGGATGAAAAGCACAATACTCATTGAATGTGATCTTCATCTCCTTATTAGTTAGGTTGCAATGTCGTGCTGCTTTTGGAAGGTTCCATTTAGCATGAAAAAGATTCTCCATTGCTTCTCGTGTTTCAGGTCTCATAAAAAACTATAGGGGTCAAATTTTTGGCGGGAATTTTTTTCCGACTTTTTGGTAAACAAAAAGTGAATTTCGTTTTAGTATCCGCAATCTTCGTAAAGAACATCGGGATCCTTCTTCCACTTCTTGCGACAACTCTTCATCTCTTTGAGTTCTTCTTTGATCATTTGATATGCTTCTTCGGCAGATAACTTACCACCAAGTTGCAAAGAGCAAACGACATCAACTCTGGTGCCGAAATGTTTCAGCGCCTCTTCAAAACAATTTAAGTCTTCGTACATACCCATCAGTCACCTAGTTTTTTAATGTCATACAAGGATGACTTGTAGTAACGTTGATTCTTTTTAACCTTACGATTGAATTCTTTCTCAGTCATTTTCTGTCTCTTCTTAAAGAGATTGTTCAGAGAAGTGAGTTCGTCAATGGTCTTTTGCATTTGTCTTTCACTTTTCTTTTGCGTCTTCTTTTGAATGAGATCCTCAGGAGAACCAAGAGCTTCAAACTCTGCAGTGTCTCCTTCAATTTGTTCCTGAATCTCTTCAGGCAATTGATCTTTAGGAATTTTTGGTAAGTCCATTATGTTCTGGGTTCAAATCTACATGTGATTAATTGGACACGTTGTTCACTAGTCTTTGATATGATCTCAAACTTAGTGCTTGTATCGTCATTTGAATTCGCTTGGTTACCTTCCGATACTATAACAGTAACGTTTGAGTTAGGATCTATACTAGCGTCAAGAGACGAATCTTTCGTAGACCAATTGGAACGATACTCATTAATTATATCTACACCATCTACTATAACACGAATCCTAAAGGATCCGCAACCACTTGATGCCTGATTACCGCCCAAATGTTTTATAGTACATCCATTGTTGTCTGGAATCTTAACATACTGAATACCCTGAGTGCTAGTAGCATCAGTATAAGAGGAGCATCCAGAGGAAGCATATCCAGTTGGACGATGTGCAACCTCAAGTGTTGAAGTAGTAAAGACAATTGCATTGACACCTGGAATAGGATCATTCGCAGTGACTTGAGTGCCTTCTTTGTATAGATAAGTTCCAATACCTTGTCTAGTATTGAAGATTTCACCTGCACTATTATCTATAGTCTCTGTTGCAGAGAACAATTTAATAGGTGCAGGGTTGTAAGGAATACCTGGTATGGTAAGAAGATCTCCTGCCTCATATCCTGTACCATAAGAAGTTACACTATTAATTCTAAGTCTGGAGTCATAGTCTGACCCATCTTGAACTGCTTGGATTGTGATGTTTAGAATGAGTCCAGTACCATTACCACCCTGCATAGTATAGTCAGTAGGACCTATAAGTTGTCCGTCACTAGTGAAACCAAATGCATTTCCATCTTCATTCTCTACAAACTCACCGATAGATACACTCTGATACTCATCATCTTTATTATAAATCTGGAATAGATCAGGAATACCACCAGTAGTTTGTACTTGAGATGCTACCTGAGTAATCTTAAACTTTGCATTACAATCATTACCATCAAGATCTCTGAAGCATAGTTCCTGACTATTATTCAGAACAAATCCCCCGTAACCTGTACCGTTTGTGATAGTTACATTGACTGTCGTAGGTGCAGTAACAGTTAGAGTTCTTGTCTGTTTACCTTTCCTACCTGATTGTGTCCATGACTTATTACCATACTGCAAAGTTCCCAATGCCATACCATAGGTGCTCGGATTATCATCCCAGTCTAGTTCTGCTGTAATATCACAAGAACCACTACCAGTTACAACAATGTTACCATTGGAATCAAAGGATGCTTCTGCACTTCCCCCCGCTGCAATAGGTGGTTGCTGTCCTGTACTAGAGATACGAATACCCCACCCACCAGGATTTCTTTGCCAATCATTGAATCCATTATCAACGTTAGTACATCTAACAACCATGCGTCTAGTACCACTAGTGACAGGATGCTGGAAGACAGTAGGTGCGTTTGCAAAGTCTGTAAAAGTTCTGATCGCATTGTTACTATCCAGAATCATGTCACCATCAATCTCAATGGTTGTTATGTTGTCTGATGCTACCTCAAAAATATAGTGTCCTGATACAGGGAAGTTAATATTATATACTACTTCCTGCTGCTCATCTGGGAGAACACATTCTTTATCATTCACCCATACCATGTACTGATTTGCCCATGTACTCCATGCAGGATGATCAACTGCAAATGTTTCTGGTGCTGTCTTGTTTGCTACAACATACTTCTGTGCATTAGTGGTGCTGTTAGTACCAAAGATGTTAAGCATAATAGTACCATAGGTAGCAGGATTATATCCTCCTCTCTGTGCTGATGGTAGGTCATCAAAAACAAGTTTACCACTATCCAATAGAGGTTGAATCCAATTACCAAATCCTGCTGCTAACAACTGACTATCTGATGCATTTCCTTCTGCTGTTAGACCAGTAGGAAGTTCTAAGATATATGATTTGAATCCCTGCCATCCTACAGGTTTGTCAATGAAGTTTATACTTTGAATCCACATCTTAGAATCAGCTAGATCCCATTGATTTGCAGTTGTATCGCCACCACCATCTTGACGAGAACCAATTACAACTTCAATGGAATTGTTCTCTAGTTTGAATGTCTTATATAAAGGACCGTCAAGTGCATTGAGCGGTTCTCTCGTCTGTCTATCTCCTGCAAATAAAGTTCTGTGTGCAACTTCTAGAGGCATCTCTGAACTTTTTCGTTGCTGCCAAACTGTTTCAGCATACGCATCCTTACCATAAAGAGGACCGTTACCATTATTCTGTGCATAGTTTACAAGATTAAATCCAATGCCAGGAATGACGACTGCTAATCCTGCAGGGTTATTCTTCCATGACGTACTGGAGGGGACATTATCTAATGTAAATTGAAATCTTTTCCATCCTGCAGTAGTAAAAGTAATGGTTGCAGTATCAGGACCAGTCTTAAAGTTACCTCCAGAGGTAAAGACTTGAATGTTCTGTCCTTCTGCACCATCAAAAGTCATAGTAGCACTGTCATCTACAGCGTACTGAACTGTGAATGTCCCTGTAGCAGTGACGTAGACATTCATTGACCAGTTGTAAGTTGCAGTTCCTGCAATGTATGGTGAAGGAGACACTGCATTTTCCTTAGTCCAACTATTCCATGAGTTGTTAGGAATTCCACCTGCGTAATATGATTTGTATAAAGTATGACTGTTAGTCAGTCTCTCACCACTCTCGTTTGTACCAATACCAGCAATAACACTTACAATATTCTCAGTTAATTCTGCTACGTTGTTATCAAAATTCTCATCAGGCCAGTATCCTAGACAATAAAATTCATTGAACTCTGGTCCTTGATATGGTTCAGGTATAAATTTTCTCTCGTATTTCTGTGCAAGTCTATCAACATACTTATAACAATCATCCCCAACACAATTAGGATCTCCAAGTGTTACTTCACCACCTTGCCAATACTTATAAGTGTGTCTGCAATTAGTATATGTCTGCGTCTCGTAATCATAGTCACATATAATATCATCAAGAACAGGTACGGGATATGTGAAACCGTCACCTGGATCTGGGAAT